CGCGGAAGCCTCGGTAAACCCGCTTGTAGATCGAGGAAAACACCTGGAGGGCCTGGTTCTGCAAGGCCAAGGTTGTCCCCACGGGGGCGGTGGTGGCTCCGTCTCCGGTAATGACATCCTTGATGGAGGCAATGTCCTTGGCAGCGCCCAGGAGCATATCGAGAAGCTGCATCGTCACCCCGGACGGATGGGGAACGGTTCGCTCATAAATGGCAGCACGAACATCGGCTCCTGGAGTTGAAACCGTCTGATATTCACCCGGTCTGAACCATATGGAACCGCCCTGTCCGGAGCCCGTAAGTCTCAGATTTGACCCGATAAATCCACCACCGGCGATCTCTGCGTTACCAGCATCCATCAGTTGGTTGATGGATGTGTCGATGCTGTCGGTGATGCTCTCCAAAAGCCTTGCAAAACCAGTGGCATAGAAGCCACCACGGGGGTCTGGAAGGAACTTGAAATCCGCAAAGGGCATGTCCCGATCGATGCGGACGATCTTGCGGTCCCTCTGGTTGATGATGACGTCTTCCATCCCATAGGCGGGTTGGAGGGAAAGGACCTGTTGGGTGTCTACGTCAACGGTAACAATATAAGGCTCCGGAAGACCGTCGCCATCAAGATCCTCCAGACGATGCTGTTCAATAACCAGCCGAGGAGTTTCAGGATCAGCACCCATAGAAGGCAGTTCAGTAGCACGATACCGACCACTACGCTGGGCCTGTTCAATCTCATAAGGATAGAGGTCAAAGTCATGGGTGATCCTCGGGCACCGATAGATGGACTTCGTTCCGGAGTGAACCGTAAGCCGCAAGGGTGCCACGTAGTCCGAACAGAAGCCTTCATCTCCGCGATAGATTTTCTTGAAGCCGCTTCCGGTAATGGGAAGCTGGTTCAGCATCAGATCGGTCTCGCCTTCCCAGTCTTCCATCTTATAAAAGATGGTCCAGTTCATGAAATGGGCAACTCTTTCCCCCCGGGCATTTTTTGCCCGGGCAGCAAGTTCCATCATGTCGCTTTGCTGCTGGTCGGCTTGCATGGCCTGTTGGCTGGCCTGAGCATCCTGCGGATCAGTAGGCTTTGGGCCAAGGCTTGCAATTTCACCCGGAGACGGAGACTTTGACGGGGGATTGAAGACCTTGATGCCGACGGCCTTGTCGCCCTTCACCAATTCAGGATAGGCCCGTGCGGCCCACTGTTGTGAAGCCTGAGTGAGAATGGGATAGTGGATGTCCGAAGCGCCGTCCCACGGATAGTTCTTCTCATCGTCCTCGTCGGTATCCTGGGAGGCCAGGTTGAGCCCCCGGTTGGCTGTCTCTCGCCACTTCTCATTCGATCCAAGATCGGTACGCCATTCGCGCACGGCATTGACGCCTATTTCCTGGACCTGGCCTTCAGAAAGGAGGTCGGTGATATTTCCTCCGGCCATGATGAAGGACTGAAGGAGTTCCAGTTGGCCTTCAAAATTGTCCTCGGGCTCTTCCATATCTTTTTCGTCGGTGAACATGGGAATGAGGCCCGATCGCACCGGCATGGCGTCGGGGATCTTGGCTTCTGGAACGGGGAGGGGACGGCGTTGAACCGTCTTCATTCCAACGGACTTGGGCTGTCTCATCTTGTGTGGCAATCCCATTTACGCAAAGCCAGAAGCTTGCGGGTCGGCTTTCCATTTTCATCGTGGAGTGCGCCTTTCATGCCCGACATCCGCGCACAAAAGGACTTCCTCCGAGCAGCCTTCTTCGGGGAACTCTTGGCTTCCTTAGAAGACACAGGGGCCTGAATATTATGGCCTTCAGCCTTCAAAGAAGCCCTTCCCTTGGCGTTCAATCCGCCTTCGGGGTTCTTGCCTTCCTTACGGGACCATGCGCCGCTCATTGCACTCGCGCCTTCTTGGCTGCATTCATATTAGCCACCAGAGAGGGATAGACCTGTCCCTTGGCCTTGGCTTCACGCTTGGCCATGGCTTTCTGTTTCGGGGTCAGGGGCTTGGACTTACCCAGATCCTTTGGTCTTGGTTTGTCCCAGACAGGCTTTTCGCGAGGCATGTCAGTTTCCTGTAGGGGGGGTTTGTTTGTAGGCTCCGCACCAGTCATCCGAGGCAACTGAAGGCCATACAGCAAAGACATTTTCCGGCATGTTCGGCGTCATGGTGACCACCGTAGGTGGGCTGCAACGGCAAAGCCCTTGCTCGCTTGGCCTGGGAAAATAATAGAAGCAGTTATAACATGCCGGTGTCGTCATTGTTCAGGCTTCTCAGGAGGTAAAGGACGGCGAGGAACAGGACGAGAACGACCAGCAGATTGACCAGATGAAAGCTTGGCATGGGCGACCGATCCCGCTGTTATGCGACTTCTGGATTTAGCCTTCAGAAGGTCGCAGTAGCTCACCATTCGTTATAATCCTTGCCCCCAACAAAATCCCCGTCAGCCCGCATCCGCTTTCCCCGGGCAACCGTAGCTTGGGTTTCAAACTCTGCTTGTCTGTTCCCCTCAACCATCCAGGGGAACCTCGGACCCTCGTTCTGGGAGAGGGTCTTGGCGTGATGGATTTCCTTTAAGGTCCGGGTACAGGGCTCGGCAAAGATGGAGGTGCGGATCTTGGGTTGATAGCCTTCACGGCGAAAGACCATTTCCGAGGAAGTGGGGAGGGCTTTTCCCTTGGCATTTCCACGCTTTGCCATGTCAGTATCCTGTCTTTCGGGATGATCGTCGTGACATTGTAGGCTGATTTTGGGCACTCGCATACTGGGAATAAGGAACTGCAAATGTCAGGGCTGCGGCATCCCCAAGGTCGGGAGAGGCTCCTATGCGCTTCTTGATGCTGTCCTTCTCCTCAAGAACGAGGGCATTTCCCGTGTTATAACGGGTTTGGCCGGGTCCCCATTGGGCAGCACAGAGGTCACCTTGAAGACCGTCGTCATCAGGAACCTGAACACCGCCCTCGCTCTGAAACCAGTGTCTCATGGTATCGTACATTTCGGCTCGGCGGTTGGCATAGAGTTTATCCCCTGTAGGCCCTTGGGTTACTGGAGATGAACCGAAATTCACGGCGTTGATGCACCATCCGTATCCCCGGTCCATGAGGATGTCATAGACCCCTGCGCCATTGGATCCCACGTCGATATTAACGAGATCGGGTCTGATCCGGTCTATCCAGGATGCCACCATTGAAGCCACGTGAGTGACAGAGCCACCGGGGTCCATGCGCTCACAAACCCTTTCACCCATTCGTCTGCCACATCTATCAATGATCCCCACCTTGTCTCCCGATCGGGCAGGGTCCACTCCCATGATGATAGGTCCCCGTCCGATGATGTTCTCTTCGGGTCTCCTGGCCTGAAGCACCATGGATGCAGGGATGAACGTGTTGCCGGAGGACTGGAACGCCTCATCGAAAGTTGAAGGGAACTCCTGTCTGAACTTCCAGCAGGGCTTGTCCTCGCTCTCAGAGATAGACGTCGCCATCTCGCGATTTTTCAGCCACGCCCAATAAAGCTGCTCCCAGGTCAGACCGTGGATTCTGCCATAATCATACCAATCCTCAGAGGGCTCAAAGGACGACGGACATGGGGTGGCATAATCCTCTCCCCAGAACCAAGGGAGGAATATGGGCTTGAACTGGCTGTCTCCCCGGATGGCTGCCATAGCTGTTCGGTGGAAGAGGTTTCCGATACCATCAGCCGTACTCTCCAGAATAACTTCGGTTCCATCCACATCTCCTACAGCCTGAAGGGATGCGCTCACATGACTTTCGGCATTGGGCCAGAAAGCCACTTCGGACCCATGGAAAAGCTGGATCGTGTTACCACGACCTACTTCCCGGGACCCAGCAGTGGCCACCTGGTAACCACAATCGTTGTGAGCAAAGCGCAACTCCTTCGCATTACCGGCAGTGAGGGGTGGTTTACCATGCACCGCATGGAGCTGATGGAACCGCTTGGCCATCCCAAAAAGGTTGTTTGTAGCATCGTCCTGGTGAGTGAGGATGAACGCCCTCAAGGCTCTCCGGGCTTTCCATAGCCTGTGATAAAACCTCCCCTGGATATATGTAGAAGCCCCTAGCTGCCTTCCCTTCACGATAATCGCCCTGACCTTACCGGTTTCCTTCCTCTGCTCCTCCAGCTTCTCATGCAAAAAAAGCTGGGCACGGTTTAACCTGAAGGGCAACACCTCTCCGGTCTTGGTCCGGACCCTCAGAGCCTGGGAACTAAAATAGGGATAGTCCGAGGTCAGCTTCTTGAGCGCCTCGACCTCAAGGGGGGAAAGCTCAGCAAGGCTCACAGAAACACCCTCTTCACCCAATGCGGAATCCTGGAAAGGTCCGTCCTCAACGCCAGATTAAGCCCATACAACCGAGCATTCTCAGCCTCCAGGTATTCCAGATCCTTCCTCAACCGATCAATCAGCGCCTTACGCTCCGTCTCAAGGTCCGTCAAAGGCTCCCGCATCCCATCCACTCCCACTCAAACCCACATTTATCCATAGGGTCCCATCCGTCAAACCGCCCCAAAAAGCCGGGGGTACCCTCCAAAAACACCCCCCACCCCTTTATTACCAGCGATAATAAACCATAGGGCGGTATAAACCCGGGGATTTGGCAGACTTGCGTTTTGTTATGTTCGCGGAAAAGTAAAGTGAGGTGTGAAGTGTGAGGGATGGGACCCGCTTTCGCCCTCAATCTAACCCTATAAGGGGTGGTGTGGGGGTATAGGTCAAGATTATAGGACAGAACCTCAGGAGATCATGGACGGACAGACAAGAGGTCAGGTCACATTGCCCCATGCCTCTCTAGTCGTCATCCCCTCTATTGCCAGTCATGACACGTAGCAGGGGGCGGAAACGTAGTAGCGAGGCCGCCGAAGACTTGCCCTCAGGCCATCCTATTCGTCCCCTAGCTCCATGAGAGCCCGCAGGACGGTCACGTTTACATCGTGAGAGACTTCCGCCTTGTCGCTCTGGCCAAGCTCGTTCTTGCCCAGCCATATCATCATGGGCACCGAGCCCTCATCAACCGCAGCCCGCCATTGAGCCCGCCGCAGACTGACCTTGCCGTCGCCCCGTTCGGCGTCAAGTACTTCAGATACAACGGGATTTTGCGCCTTGAAACGGATGAAGGTTTCCTCCGAGACCCGCAGGGCAGAGGCTATTTCCTTGTTTGTCGCGTTGATCCTGGCAAGATCAGCTATGCGCTGGAGCGTCACCGGATCAGGTAGCAGCGCCCCGCGATAGCCATAACTCGGGTTGCTTTTCTCTAGTACCGCCATCACCTCAGGCGTGGCAGCGACAACCCTAATTCCCTTCAATGCCTTAGCTCTCGTCGCCTTAGCCTTGCGTTGGGCGGCCTGATAGGTTGCCGACGGCTTGCCTGGTTCAGGCTTGGGGCTTGGCATGATTTAGCACCTCCGAGAGACCATCAGGCGGAAGAGCGCCAGACGTGAAGAGATCGAGGGCAACGGATACAGGCCCGGATATGACTGTCTTTCCCCTCTCATAGTCCCTTACGGACTGCGCTACATCAGAACCACCCAGCCTTAAGGCCCGGCCTAGTTCTCCCCACGTAATGGGTCTGTTAAGGCCCCATAGCTCGCCGAGGAATACCCTGGCTTCCCACATCTCCCGTGGTTCCATTGTCATGTTGCGTTGCGTGTCAGTAGGGCTTTGAACCGTTGCCGATCGCACAGCCGTTGTGCAGGGCTTGACGGCCTGGAGCATCCAGGGCTTGCCACTATTCCAGCTCCCCGCTTGTATCGTACCACGCCGACAGATAGCGCCCGTCAATCGGATCAGACCCAATAGCCTTAACACGATCAGCCACCGCGAGAGCTATCGCCGCTTGCGCCGCCTCCTCGCCGTGCTGGCGATACATAAGCCCAAGCAGACTATCGGCGCGGCCATAATACAAGTGCGCAAAATGCCCTAAGCCATTCGGAACCCCGTTGAGCGTGTCAACGTATTCCCGCGCGAGTGTTTCTAGATTGCTCATATTCAATCATCCCACCGTATCGGCTCAGGTTCCCAGCCATTACCAGACGCCGCCAGATCATCCGTCACCACGTCACCCAGCGCGGCCGCAATATTCGCTTGCAGAACCTTCCAGGCCTCCGACTTGCGATCAATTCCCGCCAGCAGATCCCGTTGTTCCCCGCCGACCATAACGAACAGGCTGGAGACTTCCACCAGCTCCACCTCTGGAGCGTCGCCCGGGTGATCCCACGTTGCCTTGGAGCCGGGGAGATATTCGCCCTCACCCAGGAAGCCCACTTCCACCCAACTGATAGACGTTACAATCATTTCAGAACCCCTAGGGCGCAGCCCTTGCTATTGATATTACAGAAGAAACCCGCGAAGGCAAGGGGGCCGAAGCCCCCGCCCGTGTCAGGCCGCAGCGTCAAGAGCTTGCGCCCGCTTCGCCACAGCGATCATGCCGCGAATGGTGCCGGGCTCAAACATTTGAACGCCGCAGTTTTCCTGCGTTTCAATCAGCATCGCACCCCAGCAGATCACCCCCGACCAATCGGAACCATCACACGCCACGCAATAAGCGTGATATTCGACTGCCAGGGACTTGATTTGGGCTTGAATGTTCATGGTCTTGCCTTTCGCTTGGGGCGCCGCCCCGCTGTTTATAAGGATTTATCTCATGCCCTATCTATAACGTCAACACTTATTTTTGATTATTTAGTCTATTTTGCGGACTAATAAACCACCAGCGCCACGAGGATCAGAAACGCCCCAAACGCCGCCAAGATCAAAACCGCACCCACCACGTCGACCAGCTTGGCACCGCTCACGCCTCATCCCCATCACCATACGCCGACGGGATGAGCATTCCCGTCTGACAACAGACCAGCTCCTGGTTTTCCCAGTTAACGTCTATCCAAAGCACATGCCAGCCCGACCGGCGGTCTTTATCCAGGTGCGCCCGCACAATGTGGCACCAATTAGCTCGAGCGCCGTCGATACTCATTGCCTCGCCGTCGCACATCACCAAAAACAACGGATAACCACCCGGCCAGGCGTACCGATCCCGCAGCGCCCGCTTCACGTCTGACAGGTTAAGCATTCGCCGCCCCCAACTTCTCGCGCAGGAGATCGCTAGTCCGGTTCAGCCAACGCTCCCGCGCTTGATCACCGGCCGCATTGCTCAGGATCGACCGCTCTAGAAATTTGTCTACCGCCTCAATAAACGTCCGCCCGTAATCGTCTCGCGAGCCATACCGAGCCGCCCGCCTCGCCAGATCACCGCCTAACATTCGCGCATAAGCACAACCCCGACTGAACCCGTAAAGATCGGATGCGACCGCCTCGCGACCATCCCGGAACCCTTGCACCCCCGTTGCAGCATTTTCGACAATGAGACGCTTAGCCAGCGTCACGCCGTCCCATTGCCGCTTTTC